CGGCGAATGCCGCCCTGAAAATATTCCACCCTTTCGGGACCCCGTTGTTGGAGGTTAAGTTATGCGCATCAGAACGCGTCATTGTCCAAATGTTGGCTATGTAACGGCAGACGGAAATCGTTTGCCGGGATCAGGTTATCCTAGTCCTTCAGCCAGTATCTTGTTCGATGATGCCTTATATGCGTATATCCAGGATGTTCATCCTAGTCGGAAACAGGATTACAATCCTGTTTATCAAGAAGTTTCTTGTATGGCGGCTTGGTCAGGTACGACGAAGTATTCTTACTCGCCCCCTGTTCCACCCTGTACACTTAACTTTATTGGTGGTGCGCGGTATGCCACTCCTACTATTCCATACTCTCCTAATTGGGGAGCACTCCTGGATGACTTAGCCGCAAAGCTCGGCGGACGGATCCGGAATTCGTGTATGCTTCTTCTCTCTCTTAAAGAGATTGGGAGCACAATATCGATGTTTCGCAATCCGTTTAACCTGCTCAAGCCCTCATGGCGCAAAGTGGCTAATAACCACAGCGCGAGCACATTGATCAAAAATGGATCAAATGTGTGGCTCGAATACTTATACGGGTGGAAGTCTTTCTACTCGGACCTAACTGCTTTTGCTCGCAGTTCCGGTTCGGCTATGATAGACTACCTATCCGATGAGTATCAGCAGGAGGCTTTGTCGCGGTTTTCGTCTAACCAGACGGAATCCGGTACACGTCCCAACGTGTATGTTGGCTCTATTACTAGTGACTCTATGTGGGCAGATCAATTATCTCGCCCCGCAGGAAACATGACTATGGGACCTTGTGTCCGCATCGACTCTATTTCCTGGAAGAGAACTAGTAGGATTGGTTGCTGGGCATCAAGTCGGCCATTGGCTCATACGAATAAAATCGCACGAGTCTTAGCTAATTATGATGTTGCAACTTATCAGAGCCTGAGAGATCTGCTGTGGGAGATAATTCCCTTTTCCTTTGTCATCGATTGGTTTGTCGATGCGCGAGGGATATGGGGCTCTCTCAATTCAGCAATCATCTCAAGTACCGCAGAGAAGTGGCTGGGTTACTCTACCACCACTGATTTTGAGTATCATGCTCGCATGATGCCGGCGATCTATTATAATTTGCTTTTCTCAAACACTCAATGGGCATACAAATACCCAATTGATATGTCGGAGAAAGTGATTAATAGTGGGTCTCCCGGTAGATCTCGTATCTACTCGAGGACTGCTGGTACGCCGCCAACCACAAACTTCGTCAATTCTTTGGCGAAGTCGGGTCTCTCATTAACTCAGTGTGCGAGTGGTCTGTCACTGATCGCTCAGCGCATCCTTTAAACCACACCTACCGAAGGGAGCCTTATGGCAACTTCCTCTCTTACCCTTTACTCTAGCAACGCAGCCTCTGCTGCCTTTGTTCTTGTTTCCAGTTCCGTTGATAATACGGTTTGGAAAGTTGCTAACAGATCGTTGTCGACGCCTTTGTCACTTCAGTTTACTCGAAAATATCAATCGGGTAATAAGAATGACATTCTAAAGGTCGTCTTCAAGCAGATTGAGCGAAACGCTACAACAGCGCAACTCGCTACATTCCAGGCTTCCCTGGAAATTTCGGTACCTAAGGATCAGTCGATCCTTACGCCCGCAGTTTGTGCTGGCGTTATCGGGTACTTGTCTTCTCTTCTGGATGATTCTACTGCCTTGCAAGCGACCAGTGCAAACCGCACTGCAATCGTTGATGGCAGAGATGTATGATCAGGAGAGTATCTGTTCATCTGTTGTTATCGGCCATTACCACTGTAATGGTTGTCGTGGCCGAGCTCCTTGTCCATGTTGGACAGGAGGAGGGTCCGAGAGAACTTAACGTGCCTAAAGGCAAAGGAGTCTTCTATGAAATCCCTAAAGGATATACGGAAACTTTCCCTTCAACTGATCGTTGCTACTTTGCGCGATGCAGAACAGATCCAAGAGGTCGAGCTATCTTATTCGTTCAGCTGGATCCGGAACCAAAAGTTTCCGGATATCGTTGGCGAATTAAGTAAGCTCGGCAAACAAGTTGAGACATCTCTTATAACAGGTAGTAAACTACTTGTTGATACGAATGTCTTCCCTCTTGCAGAATCATCGGATCTTCCGATGTTCTGTTATCCGCTTTTCAGCCAGATTTTTACTGAATCTGGTTTACCGAGGTACATCCTCGCGTACGATCCTGCTCCGCGAACTTACACCTATTTGGAAAAACTTCCAAGGAGCGTTAAGTTTCGTTTAATCGGAGCTGATGGAAATGCGGATCCTGACTGGGTGGTCGCACAACATGCGGCTTCAGCTGTTATGCTACTCAGGCAGATACTTCTGTTGTTTTCTAAAGCAACGGATATACCTGTCCTGGCAGAGGAACAAGATGAGATCGCTTCTTTTGTTAAGCGTGTCTCAACCGATACAGTTATTAAGTATCGGCTAGGTCTTACCACTGTCTTTTCTTGGGCTCGGCTTCTTTTAGCCGAACTGTTAACTCCCGAAGGAGAGTTACATCCGTCATTGACCCAATGGGTGGAAAACCCGTTTGGTCGTCACGGACCAGGAGCTGTGTCTGGTCGGGAGAAGGGTCGTGAGAAGTGGTCCTTTACTATTGACTGTCTTAGGCTTCCAAGCCTCTTGTACAGTGATAGTTACGGCGAGAGAATCGGTTCTCATGACTCAGATTTGAGTCATTTGACGTCGAGACTCTGCGTTGTCCCGAAAGATTTTCGTGGACATCGACTGATTTGCGCCGAACCCAAAGAGCTACAGTTCGCTCAACAGGGTTTATTATCTGTTTTAGAACAGATAATTAGGACCTCTAAGCTAACTTCAAATCATATTTCGTTAAATAACCAGGATCCTAGTTTTTATTTGTCTAGGAATCTGAGTTACGCTACGATTGATTTGAAAGACGCTAGTGATCATGTTACTATGCGCCTTTGTAAACTTCTTCTTCCGAAGGAAGTTTACTCGTTAGTTTGTCGCTTCCGTTCCAACAATGTACTTCTACCTAACGGTAGCATTGTTGAAGGTGTCAAGACCGCCTTTACCATGGGGAATGCTTTATGCTTCCCGATGGAAACACTGATATTTTGGGCACTTTCTGTTGCCACAATTATATCAGATGACGGTCGCTCGTGTCCAGTTCATCTATCCGATGAGGATCTGGTTAAACGAGTTTCCAAACTCCGTATGAAGGTGTTTGGAGACGACATTATTGTACCATTATCATGGTGTCGTAATGTCACGGAAGTTCTCACGCACGCAGGTCTTGTTGTCAATCCCCAGAAAACCTGTGAACTGACTCTCGTAAGAGAGAGCTGCGGTAGTTGGTGGTATGCGGGTTTTGATTGCCGCATCATCCGACTTAAGTATGCTGCAGTATTGGATTTGCAGTCATGGACAAGCTTCCAAGACGTTATCCCCTTGCTAAGGGAGAGTGGCATGAACAATCTTGCCAGCGAATTGGATGAATTCTGTTGTCTTATCTACCCCACTAGGGAGTGGTTCTTCTACAACCGCGCGGCCCAAGATCATTGGCTGCGTCAAGTCGAAGAAGGCTCGGACATACGTGCCGAGTTTGTAGATAGGCGCCACTTTGTCAGGTTTAATTTGCACCTACAAAGAATGGAGTATCGTGCTCCCACACGGTCTGCAGATCACATGCGCGCATTACCTGGTCGTCTAGGCTTAACAGCCTATTGGACCGAAGCTGCGACACGGTCTCTGTATACCAATGTGCAACGCATAAAATACAGATGGGTCGCGTTATAAACTACGTGACCTTGGGGCCGCTTGCTGCGGG